TGCCAGACAAAAGGCGACCCGCCCCCACCCCTACCCACCTGTCGATAGAGACGTTTTGCCAGCCGCCGACGCTGTCAGGCGTCCGGCCACGACGCGCCCGCATTTTTCTGAGGGCCTCCGCCGTATGTACTGTGCAAGCACATGACGATGACAGACGCCGGGACCCTGTTCTGAGCCCTGCACTGCTGAACCAGCGGAGGCGGCCATGAAGCGGCGTTAGGCGACCCATCGACTGACGAAGGGACCGGGCACGATGGCGACTGAGCTCCTCGAGAACGACATCACGGAGGCGAGCGCCTGGTGCCCGGTGCACCTCACCGAGCGCCGGTGCGGCTGCCACACACGCCGCGATCGGGTCGGAAGCTCGGTCGATACGACGTATCACGCGCGGCTTCGCCGCGCTGATACCGATCTCGAGTCTCGGAGATGCAACTGATCGAGACAGGTCTTGCGGTGGCCGCGCCGGGCTTCGGCCCCAGCGGCCAACCGCTGATCCCGGCGGAACGGCTTCGGATCCGGGCCGCCCGGAAACGACGGCGCCAGCGACGGCGTCAGGCGGCGGCCACGGCGTCCGAGCTCGCCGGGGTCGCTCCGGTCGACCCGACACCCGTCGAGCCGGCCGGCCCTCCAAGCCTGCCGCTGCCGTGAACGCCGCCGACACCCACAGGAGACACTGATGCGCCGAGCGAAGATCGTCGCGGTCGTCCTGGCCTGCACCCTCGCCTTCACCGGCTGCGCCACGGTCGGCGGCGGCAGCCCGCTGACGGCGCTCCTCGACCGCGAGGACATCGCGCAGGCCCTGACGCTCGCGAATGCCGTCGACCCGGCGACCGACCCCGGCGCCCCGTACCGCGCCCGGTGCTACGCCACGCTGCTCAAGGCCATCCCCGAGAAGGCGGCGCAGCCGCCGGCGCCGGAGATCAAGGGCATCGTGTCCGGCTTCGAGGTCGCCGCCGAGCTCGTCGCCAAGCGACGGAACGCGCCGAACACCGGCCTCGTCAGCGAAGCGGTCCAGGCCGACTGCGGCTACCTCCTCGACGAGGTCAAGCGGTTCGCCATCCGCAACGGCGCGAAACTGTTCCCCGGCGGCGGCGCGGTCGGCGGGCTGATCGCCCGCTAAGGGCGCGGGTGGGCGTCTTCGCTCTGCGCTTCATAGGCTGGCTGCTTTGGCTGCGGTACTGCCGCAAGCCCGGTTGCTGGTGCCGTTCTCGGATCTGACTGTACCTACGCTCACCCACCACGCGCGGGAGGAGTATCGGCATCGTCGCTTTCCCCGGCGTTGCCAGGATGCGGGCTGCGGCGCTAACCGCGGTTCCGCGCAGCCGACAGGCAGTGTCGGTCGTGACGGCGGCGGGTTAGCGCCGGCCGCCGTCACGTGATTCAACCGCGGTAGCAGTTCAATGCGCGCCGGGATCTCAGGTTACCGCGCGATGCGCGGAGCGGCCGGACGCGGCCTGCGAACATCAACACCGGCGCACTCCGGGTGGCCGACGGCGGCAGGGAGCAGATCCTCCGAGCGCGCCGCCGTCGTCGGTCATCCTCCAACTTCATCTCAGGAGAGTCCCCTTGTTCTTCGGTCCGTTCAGTCTCGGCCAAGGCAGCAGCACGCCGTCCTCGAGCGAGGGCTATCAGCCTGCGTTCCAGGGCGGGCAGCCGGCCGACTACGTGAACGAGATCAAGTCGAAGCTGCAGGCCGCCTACCCCGGCATCAGCGGCTTCGTCGACTACACGAACCAGCCGTCGGGCGGCACCATCGCCGGCACGGGGCAGCCGCAGGCGCCCACGACGAACGCGCTCGGGTTCCGCTACAGCGGCCCGTCGCTGTTCGAGGGCCAGCAGCCGTCGACGGTCGACGCGCTCCTCGCCAACGCGCCGCTGCCCGCGGGCGCGGCCGCGCAGGGCTCCGGCGGTGCGGGTCCCGCGTCGCTCGGCGTCCCAGTGTCCAGCGCCGCGGCCGGCTCGAGCCTGTCGGCCGGGACCACGTCGGGGACGAACGTCACCGGGTCGAACACGACCGCAGCGTCCTCGCCCTTCGACGGCACCGTGCCGCTCACGGCGCCCGCGCCGGCGCCAGTCAACACGGGCCTGTTCAACACGGGCTCGACGAACACCGGGTCGTCGAACACCGGTGCCCCGGCGCTCAAGCCGCCGGTGACGGACGGCGGCGGCGGTGGCTTCGCCGAGGCGGGCGGCGGCGGCAACGCCCCGGACGCGTCGCCGGATGCCTCCAACGCGCCGTCGCTCGAAGCGAACGATGGCGTCGGCCTCGGCCTGACCGGCTTCACCGGAACGCCGACAACGTCGCTCACCGGCATGGCGATCAACGCCGCGCAGGGCAACAACTTGACCGGCAACCTGACCGGCGTCGGCAGAGGCATCAATGCGATCGCCACGCTCGGCCTGCCGTCGCCCATGAGCCTCATCAACGGCATCCCGCAGGCGCTCGGCGTCCTGTCCCAGCTGGCCGTCAACCAGGGCCTGCAGGGCCAGCAGACCGACGGGAACCTGAACCAGGCGATCACCGAGGGCATCAACACGCCCGGCACCCGCGCCAATATCGCGAACCAGCACGCGCCGTTCGGGCGCGTCGCCGCGGTCGACGACCCCGACGCGGCGCCCGCTGGGCCGGCGCCCGAAGGCCCGTCCACGACCGGCGGCCAGGTCGGTGTCCCCGGCGTCGGTCCGAACGCCGCCGGCAACGAAGGCGTCGGCCTCGGCGATGCGGGCAGCACGGCGGCAGCCGATGCGGCTGCGGCCGCGTCGGCGGCGGACGCGGGCGTCCCCGGCGTCGGTCCGAACGCCGCTGGCAACGAAGGCGTCGGCATCGGTGCGACGGGCGGCGACGCTGGCGACGGTGGAGGCGGCGGTGGCGGCGGCTCGGTCATCTGCACGCTCCTCGCGGAGCGGAAGCTGATCGACGGCGTCCGCGTCCGCGCGAACCACGCGTTCCTCCGGCAGATGGGTCCGGTCGCCTTCGCCGGGTACCAGCGATGGGCCGGGCCGATGGTCCGCCTCGCGCGGCGCTCGCCGTTCGCGTTCAAGGTGCTGTACGGCATCGGCGGCCCGCTCGTCCGCGCGTACATGACCGAGATCGAGCACCGCGGCGGCTACCGCGACCGGGGCTCGCTGCTCGGCCGCGCGCTGCTCGGCGTGGGCGTGCGGTTCTCCCGCTGGCTCGGGGCGCGTACCGCTGGACGTCTGGCGTAGCCGCATCCTCGAGAACAGCCGGCGGTTCGGCGCGGCCACCTGTGGCTGCGTCGCGATCCTCCACCACACCGCGGCGTACATGACCCGCAAGGGCGACGCAGGCACCGACGCCTGGCCGCTCTGTCCGATCTGCCGCGGGACGGGCACCGACCCGCGCGCTGGGGGTGATGCCTCTGCCGGACTGGATCCCGGCGCACCAGTGACGACGCCGGCGGCGAACGACTGATGGCGGTCGACCTCGCAGAGCTCTCCGCGATGTCGGAAGCCGACATCCTCGACCGTGCCCAGCGCGACCCCGAGTGGTTTAGCGAGGTCACGGCCGCGTTCGCCGCCGGCGTCGACGCCGACCGCAAGGAAACGCAGCTGGCGTACTACCGCCCCGCGAACCCGATGGCGGCGCCGGTGCACAACTCGCGGGCGCGTGAGATCGCGATCGTCGGCGGCAACCGCTCGAGCAAGACGGACACGATGCTCGCGGAGTTCGCGATTCAGCTGACGGGCCACATCCCGCTGGCGCTGCAGGGGACGTACCCACGCGAGAAGATCCGCGCGACGGGCATCCGCACGCGGCTCTGCTGCAACAGCCTGACGGACACGCTCGAGCCGATCATCAAGCCGAAGCTCCGCTGGGACCAGTGGAACGGCATCGGGACGCCGGACGAAGGCCGCGGGCACTGGGGCTGGATTCCGCGGCACTGCCTCGTCGGCGGGTCGTGGGAGAAGGCGTACAGCGAGAAGACGCGGACGCTGACCGTCGCCAACGACAACTACTGGGTCGGGTCGGACGGTAGTCGCATGGGCGTCCGCAACTACTCGACGTGCCAGATGATGTCGTACGACCAGGACCTGACGGCGTACGTCGGCTCGTCGCTGCACCTCGTCGGCCACGACGAGCTTCCGCCGACGGACATCTACCGCGAGAACCGGCTGCGGACGCTCGACGTCCGCGGGACGATCATCACGTCGTTTACGCCGCCGGACGAGGGCGGCGTCGCCCGCGCCGACACGTCGTGGTTCTACGACAACGTATTCCAGCGCGGGCTGCCGGGGCCGCACAAGTCCCCGATCATCGACACGTTTCAACTGTTCACGGAACAGAACGCGATCCTCGGGAAGCAGGAGATCGAAGAACTCCTGTCGCTGTTGACCGACGACCAGCGGCGGGTCCGGCTGCACGGCGAGTTCATCCACCTGTCCGGGGTCATCTACAAGGACTTCGCGACCTCGAACTCGTGGTGGTGCTTCACCTGCAACAAGCGGATCGTGCCGATGTACGGCCACTGCCTGACGTGCCAGGGGCAGCAGATCGCCGAGTACGTCAACGTCATCGAGCCGCACCCGATCCCGAAGAACTGGCCGGTCGTCTTCGTCATCGACCCGCACCCGCGCAAGAAAGACGCGATCGGCTGGTTCGCGGTGACGCCGATGGACGACTACGTCATGGTCGCGGAGCTCGAAACGGACGGCACCGCGAAGGACGTCGCCCGCGACGTGAAGATGGTCGAAGACGCGCTCGAGCTTCGGCCGATGCTCCGGCTGATGGACCCGAACATCGCCGTCGAGACGAACGACAAGCTGAAGCGCGGCTGGACGCTGCAGCGTGAGTACGACGAAGCCGGCCTCCGCTGCAAGCTGGCGAACGACGAGGTCAACGTCGGCATCGACGAGGTGCTGACGCTGATCCGCCCGGACCGGCTGACGCACCGCCCGCGCTTCCGCGCGTTCAGCAACTGCCAGCGGTTCATCCACGGGATGACGCACTGGTCGTTCGACGACTGGACGCGGCAGGGCGACCGGGAGCCGAAGGAAAAGGTCCGCGACGTCGCGAAGGACTTCCCCGACCTGGTCCGCTACCTCGCGCTGGAGCGCGTGACGTACCGCGGCCTGACGTTCAGCCACGCACAGGCCACGCGGCGCAAGCCGCCGGCCGGAGGGTACTGATGCTGCTCGAGAACCGCTACAAGGTCCCGAAAACGCAGTGGTCGAAGTGGCTGCCGCCGTCGCAGGACGTCTTCAACGTCGTCTACGGCGTGATGATCGAGAACCAGCGGATCTTCCAGCACCCGAAGGCGGTGCCCCTCGACCCGGAGCACTGGAAGACGACGGCGTGGAACGCCGCCTGGATCGCGGCCGACGCGGTCGTGGGCGAGTAACTGCTGAATGCTGTCGCTGAAGCCCGAGGTGCGGTTCCACGACGCGCGGCAGGCGCTGGCGCTTATCGCGCTCGTCGTCGAGCGCGCCTTCGCTGACCGCGGCTTCACGACGGTCGTCACGTCGGCGGGCGACGGGCAGCACAAGGAAGGCTCGCTGCACTACACCGGGTGCGCCCTCGACTTCCGCACGAAGCATGTCGGGGACAGCGCGCAGAAGCACGCGATCGTCGCGCGCATCAAGACCGCGCTGCCGCAGTGCGACGTCCTGTTCGAGAACGAAGGGGCGCCGAACGAGCATCTGCACGTCGAATACGACCCGAAGTGAGCGACGAGACGTGGCAGCAGATCTTCGCGCAGCCGCCGGTGGAGCGCCGCCCCGCGGCGCCGACGCTCACCATCCCGCGGGTCCTCGGCTCCCCGACGTGTGAGCAGCACTGCGGCGGCCGTCACCGCGTCGACGCGATCGTCAAGTGCCCCCGCTGCCGCGGCGTCGCGGCGCGCATCGTGGCCCACGCGTGGTCGCACGACGAGGGGCACTACTTCAGCACGACGGAACCGATGAACGGCTACCGCCTCG